AGGCAAGAGCATTGATATTGCGCTGGACATTCAAAACATTCGGGCCTGACACCGCCAAAGCATTCAACAAATCCACTCTTCCAAGCGTTGACGTGTCAACGGTGCGAGACATCAGTCTCGTGTTAAATGTCGTTTCGTTAGCTAATTGATTGTTTTGTACGGCCACCTTTTACTCCAAAACCTTGAATTCAAACCTTCTGTTTTTTGTTTTGTGCAATAATCCTCTGATTAGCGTCGTTTGATGCAGATTTAATACTTTTTTTGCGAAAAAATACCCCTTGAAAGGTCCAAACACTTTGCCACTTTTTTTGCAAATAGCTACCCATGCCTTCATTCTTTCCCACCTTTTTTGATGAGAAATCCTGCTTCTGATTTTTTGATTTTCTGGCGTGATTGACTTAACCTTAGCCAACAAAACTTTTTCTGGATTCCTTTTTCTCCACTCAATCATCTGCTTTCTTCGCCTTTTAATTTCTTTTGCGTTTGGCATAAAACCTTTTGGACCAACTCCCGCTTTTGATTTGTTGCAAGACTTAAAAAAATCTATCCATTTTTGTTCTGTTTTATACCTTTGCTCTTGAGAACATTCTTCCAACAAAATTATTTCTGAATTTTTAAAATCAAAATTCGGATAAATTTTTTTGGTGTGGCACTTGTGTTGTGCGTGTCTCACATTTAGGTCTTGCTTTGTTGAGCCAACATAGCAATTTTGAGAGCGGTCTTTTACTAAGTAAATTTTGATTGTTTTCATTACTCAATTACTTCCCTAAACACTAAAGGCCCACACTGAAAATAATCATTGGCTCCCTTCATGTTTTTTATTTCGAAACTTGTGCCACGTTGATTTGAATCTGTTGCTTCCAAAAGAAGTGAATAAAAATTTGATCTGTTGTTTACATCAGGCATAAATTCGAGCTTGGATTTGGTCACAAGAAAGCGCATGAATCTTCTAAAATCATCAACACCGTTGGGGTTTTCATAAAATTTGATATTGTCAGTGTTGATCTTGTTTGTTGCTCCACGAATGGTGCATTCCATTCGCCTGCCGTTGCCAAACTCCAATACTTGCACTATTCCATTTGCTGAGATATTGACCGCCGCTGATTCTTTTACGAGATTGTCTTCAGGACTTAGATAGTCTGTAAGCGTCATCTGTGTTCGATACTCATCGCCAGAGGGATTTTCACCGGTGTAACTGTTGGAGCCAACTTTATCGGTTGCAATTGTAAAGCCAGCCATGTCCCAAATAGCTACGGCTTGTTGAGAGCCGGTCGCTGTTAGCAGACTGAAATTTGATGGAGCTGAAATAGTAATACGCCGTGTGTTTCGATCAAAGGTGCAGACATAATTGAGGGTGCCAGCAAGCCTCATGCGTGTCTCAATTTCTTTGCAATACTCTGTTGCCGTGTAATCATTGATTGACAAAGTCGCTGTCAGCTCTGGTCCGCCTTCAGAAAAATTTATGACGTTATTATCCTTTGTTACAATATAGCCATAATAAAAAGTTGAAAGAGTTGTTATCTTGCTCATGCTTGTCTCAGCCTCAAGCCCATTCCTCGATCGATTGCTTCATTGATGGCTTCGATAATTTCCGATCCGGCTGTCGCCCTGTCAGCCCAAACTGGACCGTTGAAATTCAAATTGAAAACAATTTGTTGCTGCGTTTCTTGATCATTCATGCGAGACAAAAATTCTGTAAGATCTTCATTTGTCTTTGCTGGAACCACACGCTCGCCGGGAGCAAGCATTGCTGGGAAATTGTCTTGAGTTCCAACACCGGGAACCGAATCAATCCCCTTTCTTAATCCAGTTGCTGCAATTTTTGCAATGTTTACTGCTGTTGCCGCCGCAGCCGCAGCCGCAAACGCCGCACCCAGTGGGGGTCCACCAATTACTGCACCAGATTTGTATGCACCTTGAATCGCTGCGTATCCATCAATTGTAGCCTGAGCAAGTGCAGCTGCTTTGCCAATAGCAAACAATTCTTTTGATCCAGTGTTTTGAAGAGCAGCAAGATTATTGAAAAAACCTGAAAAGGCTTGAATTCTTCTTTTCTGATCTGCCTCTTCTGCTTTTCTGAGCTCTTCCATCGTCTTCATTCGCTCAAAAGCTTGCTGCCTGTCCAGTTGAGCTGAGGCAATTGCATATTCTTGCTGTGACAAATTTGCTTGCTCAAGCATCAATCTTTGTTGTTCCATCAATTCAGCTTGAGCACCAAGTTTTGCCTCTTTGTATGTTTCAAAATTTATGATGTCGGCTTCGTACTGAGTTTTAAATATCTCAGTCCGCATGGAATAAAGATTTGTTTCTGATCTGGCATTTTCAATTAAACTGTTGGCAAATTCTTTGAGCTTATCAGCCCTTTTTTGTTCTTCGGCACTCAGCTCACGCACGGCATTTTTTTGATTTTCAATTGCTGCGACTGTAACCTCAGAGCTTTTGCCAATTTGATATGAACTGTCTGCAACTGAGTCTGCCGTTTTTTCAAAAAATTTTGCCACATTTCCAAGAATTGTTTCACCACGTTGCAACTGATTAGAGGCCTCATCCCAACCTTTTGTAAACAAGTCAAAAAAGAATCGAATTCCACGTCCAGCAAAATCAAAAACTTCTATTACAGTTTGAGCAAATCTTAAAAAGAACTCTATAATTGTTGCGATGATTTGCTGAATTGTGCTTGAATTTTCTTCCAAAAATTGTGTGAATTTTTTTACAGCATTTGTAACGGCATCAAATATGGCAACGAAAACTGGGTTTTGTGTAATAATGCTGCCAATGGTTTGAAACAAATTGCCAACTGCATTTTGAGCTTTTGTCAAAGCCGCGCCAAATCCTTTTTGAGATGCCGCCGCTGCCCCACCAAATCTTTTTTCTATTTCTTGTAAAGCTAGCGCACCATCTTTTGTGGCATCTCCAGTAGATTTTATTTTTATTCCATAACGTGCAAGAGCTTCGACGTTGCCGTTGATTGCTTTGCCAACTAAGTTTGTTGCAGTATCTAAGTCAACACCAAGAGCTGTGCTCAAATCAGCTGCTGCACTTTGTGCTCTTTTTAAGCCCTCGGAGTCAAGCCGAGTTAAAGAAGAAAGCAGAGCCAAATTTTTTGCTATTGCAGCATCATCAACACCGATCTTTTCTTCCATTGCTGAGGTGAAGTCTTGCAAATCTTTCATTGCCTCTTGTGAATAATTGCCGGACAAGGCAAGAGAGTTTGCAAGCCTTTGGTTTTGTTTTTCATATTCCATTGCTTCGGATATTCCATCAGCAATTGCACTTTTCAGTGATCCAAAGGCACCAAGAACAGAGCTTGCAATTGTTGAAGCAACATTGGCTAACGTAACACCAGCAAAAACATCAAAAACTTTCGCAAGTCTGCTTGTTGAAGCCTGACCCTGCTGACTAAATTGATCAACAGCCTTTTCCATCTTTTGGAAAACTGCATTTGTCGCTTTTTGTGTCTCGTCAAGTTTTGCGATTAATTGCTGATGATCTGCTGTTATCTGGAGAACCAGTTCTTCCAATTTTGCCATGTGCCCACGCGTCCTCTAAGGATTTTGCTTCCATAATGCTCATAGGCTTTTCCTTGCCTACGGCAAAATTGTAAATTGCAAACCACTCTGGAAATGTCAGATTCCAGAAATCAATTGGCCTCAAGTTTAGTCTAGTAACCGCCATGCCCAAAAGCAAATCCCAAGGGATTTCTTTTTGTTTTGGGGGGGGTGGATTTTGGTCTAGCTTTTTTTTTGTGATTCAGAAAGCTCTGGGGCAGTTTTATCGCCTGCAGTGATTTGACCGATGAATTCGAGCACTGGACCTGCGATCATCATCCCTTCAGATTGAACAAGGTCCCAAATTTCTTCCAAAGACTTTGTGCGTTCGGCTTGGCAGAAATAAATTACTTTTGCCAGATCTGTCATGTTTGGCAGTTTTTTTTGCGCAAGATTGTAAGCCAGCATTGGAAGCCCATAGCCAAGTCCTGCCTCGAGGTCTGCGCAATTCATGAAAGTTGGGCGAAGCAAAATTTCGACTTCGCCCAATTTGATTACTTTTTCATTTTTGAATTTGTTCATAAGCCCAATTCAACTAAGAAAATTAAGCAACATCAAATGTAAAGACATCAATTGGCCCTGATGACTCACCGCTGACAGAATATGTGCCTTCAGCGTCATAGTCACCGCTTACAGACAACTCCGTGATTTTGAATCTTCCGGCATAAACACGGCCAGTCTTGGCATCAACCAGAGCTTGATTGACCAAACGATTGGCTAAGAAGTCTGCAAAAAATTCTTGGAACACCAGTTCGTTTGTCCAAACTCCCGATCCAGAAAAAGACGCAGATCTGACACCCGCACCATCAAGCATGGTTGACCACTCATCTGAATCAACGTTTGTGACATCAACCGCCTCAGAGGAAAGCCCAAATTCTTTTGATCTGAGTCCACCAAGATTTCTGTAGACCAAAATTTCAAGGTTTGTTTCTGCTGCGTCAAAGACAACTGCAGGTCCGTTGATCAAAGCCCTGATTGTAATTGTGTTTGCATTTGTTACATCTCGAACCAAGTAATAATCATCGGTGTTGACGGCTGTCAAAGCTCCAACAGTTACAAACTTGATCAGATCCCCAACTTTTGCACCATGGGCTGTCAATGTGAGCGCGCTGGAGTTGTTTGTTGTTGCCCCTGTTTCAAAGCATTTTGCTTTTTTCAAGAGCAAATCTTTTCCACCAACCTCGTTTTGAATTGTGTTACAAAGTGCCATCTTATGCTTCTCCTATCATCAATTTAAATCTCTGCACTCCGTGCATTGTGACATTGTCAATGTCAACAAATGCCTCAACTTGAATTTGTCGCAAGCTGATAATGTTCCAACCCTCAATACAGATTGTAACGTCGTGAAGCAGCCGATCAATCTCTTTTTGAATAAGCTGGACTCTCTTTCTGCCCCAATTTTCTGACTGATCCCAGACGTCGATTTGAATTTGCGTTTCAAATCCACGATGAGTGTGACTTGACCGATCAACAAGCTGGCCTGGATTGATCGTTACATAAGGAAATTCTTGATTCTGGGGGACCGCAGCACTGTCAAAGACACCAGTAATCAACGGCTGCAATTGGGTATCATTTGCAAGCGTTTCACAAATTGCTTTTTGAACTTCAATTGGTGCCCAGGTCATTT